TCTACTCAAACATTAACAGAATTTAAACCTTACACGATAGATGAAATCAGAGATATGAGAAATCAGAAACTAACTAATACTGATTGGATGGTTTTAGAAGATAGCCCATATCAAGAAAGCAGTCAGTCCTCAAACTTGACTGCAATAAAAACTTACAGACAGTCTTTAAGAGACTTTCCAAACCCAAGCACTTCTTACAATGAAGATAATACCGTTTGGCCTACATTAACATTGAGTTAGGAGTCATCACTATTTATCTAAAATAGAATGATTGTCAAACAAAACTACCTCATCAATAATCAATTTCTTCCTTTTAATGTTTGTGATGACATCATTAAAGTTGCTGATCAACAACAGCAAGAAGAAGCTACAACTCAAGACGGATTAAATGAGAAAGTAAGAAATTCAAGAATAACTTGGTTAGCTGATAGATGGATTTATGATTGGATCGACTCCTACATTGTTCAAGTTAATAAAGAGGTAGGTTGGAATTTTGATTTTATCGGTGCTGAACAGATACAATTCACTAGATACTCTGAGGGACAATTTTACGGTTGGCACCAGGACTCTAATTTTAAAGAAGAGTATGAAAGAAAAATATCAGTTGTTATACCCTTAAGTGATTCACAAGATTATGAGGGAGGAGATTTACAATTTTATGATTCTTTGCAGAGACCAGAAGCTAAAGAGTCAAGGATAATGAAAGATGAAAATACAAGAACAAGGGGATCTATTATTATATTTCCTAGTTACATTTATCATCGTGTGACGAAAGTAACAAAGGGACAACGATTATCAATTGTTCTATGGTACAAAGGAGAGAAATGGAAGTAGATAATAAATTTAATAAAGAAAAATATTTAGTAGTAAGAAACGCAATATCATTAGAGTTAGCTGATTTTATTTGTGATTACTTTTTAATGAAACGGAAAGTAGTTGAGAAAATGAAATTTGATAGAATAATATCTCCTTATATTAATTACTTAGGAACATTTGGTGACGACATGAGTGACAATTGTTATGGTCATTATGCAGACATAGCCATGGAAACTTTATTAAAAAAATTAAAACCTCAGGTAGAGCAACATACTGGTAGATCTCTTTATGAAACTTACACATACGCCAGAGCTTATCAGTATGGTAATTATTTACGCCGTCACAAAGATAGAGAGTCTTGCGAAATATCATCTACATTGAATTTAGGGGGAGACTCTTGGCCCATATACCTTGATCCTACAGGGGGCACTAACAACGAAGGTGTAGAGGTAATTTTAAGACCTGGAGATATGTTACTTTATAAAGCAAATTTTGTAGAGCATTGGAGATATTCTTTTACTGGAACATCTTGCGTTCAAGTTTTCTTACACTATATGGATGTCAAGACAGATGGTGCTGAGGATAATAAATATGATAGGAGACCTTTTTTAGGATTGCCTGTGTGCTTGAGAAAATAATTACCTTTGAGTCACAATACAAAGATTTTTTGTTAAAGCCTTTACCAATAAAAAAACTTGTGCCTGATTGGTTTAAAAAATTGGTTAATTACACAGATGATAAGTTAAATTTTCAAAACCCCACGGCAAAAAAATGTATGCCCTTACTCGATTCTTTTACTACTGGATATGCTATTCTTAATCCAATAGACATAGTTTTTTTTAAAGGTATTGAAAACGGAGAAGAGGTTGTACATTGGAGATATCCACAAAATTTTGACTTAGATAAATATCCAAATATTAACATAGGTATAGAGGTGCATAAACCTAACCAAATTAATCAAGGATTTTTAAAAGACGATGAATACCCTATAGCTTTTAAAGTTTTAAATCCATGGTTAATAAAGACTCCTAAAAATTACAGTTGTCTATTTGTAAATCCTTTTAATTCATCTCAAGAAAGAAAAATAAGAACACTGGACGCTATTGTTGAAACAGACAGTCATTGTACACAAGTTAACTTCCCATTCTTTTTAAAAAAATTTGATGAAAACAAATCAGTCGTATTAGAAAAAGGTGAACCGTTAATACTAATTTTCCCTTATCTAAGAGAAAACTGGAAAATGCAAATAAAAGAAATTGACTTAGAGACTAAACATAAAAAAGAATTTACTTTATTTTCAAGAATAAAAGATAATTATAAAAGAATATCTTGGAAGAGAAAATCTTATGATTAATCAATATGTATTAGAGTGGGATTTGTCAAAATACATTAGTCATGAAGATGATATAAATATTACTCAAGGTCTAGTTTTTCATAAAGCAATAGAATGTGCTTATCATACTTTTGATTTAAAAGTTACGGAAACAATGAACTCTATCGATCACACAAAATTACATACTTTTATTGGAGAAACAGATTGGTTAAGATATTTACAAGACAGAACTTACAATTTTGTATACGCATATGATATTAAAAATTTAAATTTAGTTATCATAGATCAACATAAGAGCCTAGGTATACAAATGAAAAATAAATATTTGTTTTGTATGCCTTGTTGGATGACATATAAATTTATTTCTACAGAAAAAGAATATAGTCAACAAATTATTTCTATAGGCATCCTCACAAAAGATCGACCCACATTAAAAAAAACAAAAATATTATGGTAATGGATAATCATTTAAGCATAGATTTAGATTGGATTAAAACCGTACAACAACTAGATTTTATTAATGAACTAATATTTGAATCTTTACAAGTAGATCAAGTTAATTTTTGTGTGCAACATCAAGCCTTATTTCATTTTTTTAAAAATTTGAAATCTGTTTGTTTGTATAATTTAGATCATCACCATGATGTCATATACCATAAGGAGTGGAAAGGTGTAAATGAAGGCAACTGGATTTATCCTTTGTTTATGAAGGGAGCTATAAAAGAGTACCATTGGATTAAGAATCTTGACTCTGAAATACAAGATAAAACACCTGAGACTCTCACTACATTAGATATTGTTTATAAAGTTTATGATGATTTTACTTGGATAAAAAATTTAAAATTTAAAAGTCTGAGTATTTGTCTTTCGCCAGAATCTCATTTTTGTGAGGTTAATCGACAGTCTCTGTGGGAGACTTATAAATATTATTTTAAAACTAGAAATTACGCTGTTCAGGTTTACAAAACAGATGCAGAGCTTTTCGGACTTTCTAGAGAAATGCAATAAAAGATAGGAGAGAATATGATACACCCAGATCAACTAAAAGAAAAAGACTTTAGAATATATTTAGGAATGCCAATGTATGGAGGGATGTTATGTGAGGCTACCTTACATGGTTTACTTGAGGTTCAACAATGGAGTATGGCTAAAGGGGTTGGCTTACGTTTCCAATCAATGGGTAATGAAAGTTTAATAACTAGAGCGAGAAATACAATTGTTTCAATGATGTTTGACGATAAAGATTTTATAGGAACTCATCTTTTATTTATTGATGCAGATATAGGTTTCTCTTGGAGAAATATTGAGAGGCTATTATGTGCTGACAAAGACATAGCTTGTGGTATTTATCCAAGAAAACATTTGCATCTTGAAAAAGCATCTAAATGGATAAATGAAAACCCTAATATTAAACCTGATGAATTAGAAGCAAAGATGTTAGGATATAATCTTAACTTTGATGATCCTAATAACCTAAGAGGTGAGAATGGTTTTTTTAGAGTTAATGAAGCTGCAACAGGTATGATGTTAGTTAAGAGAGAAGTTTTTAGAACTATGTTTAAAAAGTTTCCTGAGAGAAAATATGAATCTGATCAAATAGTTAACGGTGAGTATCTTAAGTCTGATAATTGTTATGATTTGTTTGCTGTTGGTCCATATGAGACACAACACGTTGATGGCACACCAATGATTAGATATTTATCAGAAGATTATTACTTTTCAAGATTATGGCAAGAGTGTGGCGGGGAGATATGGGCTGACCTGGCCATGCCATTAACACACTTTGGTAATAGAGCCTACAAAGGACACGTTGGTAGTCTTGTGGCTGAAAAGAAATGATTAATGTTCGTTACAATTTTATACCTAATGTAGATCAAATTTACAATTTGTGTAAAAATAAAATACCGCTTTACAAAGTTGAAGATCACCCAGGTCACCAAGACAATAAAACAACAGACAGTTGGCCAGGCACTAGAAGTTTGGATTTAGCAGAATCGGAGCCATTTTTTTATCTTAACTTAATGGATTTAATAAAAAATAAATTTAACATAGTTTATTCAAATTACGTGTCCATAGATGCTTTTGTTCACTTAAGATTAAAAAACGATAATCATAAGGATTGGATACACACAGATCAAACAGATACAATATTAATTTATTTATCTTCAACTAATTTATTATCTGGTACATCTTTTTTTTCTGATGACGAACAAGAAATATCAAATGTTAAATTTGTGCAAAATTCTGCTGTATATTTCAATGGTCAAATTAAACATAAATCTATTTCAAATTATGGCGATAATGTTGATGATGGTAGAATGACCATAAATATATTCTGTCATAAAAAATAGGTTTAAATGGACACTTTTTATAGTATATTTACTCTATGCCCCTAGTAAATTTTAGACCAGCTCCAGGTATAAATAAAGAAGTCACTGATTATACAGGTCAGGGTAAGTGGACTGATGGAGATATGGTGCGTTTTTTTCAAGGATCTGCTCAAAAAATAAAAGGCTGGGAAAAGTTTATTAGCACTACTTTAGTAGGGGTCGCAAGAGATCAACATGCTTTTATTGATTTAGATGGCATACGTTTTAATGCTATTGGTACGGATAGAAAGTTATATATTATTACTGAGGGACTTGCGTATGACATTACACCTATTAGGGAAACTCAAGCCTTAACTAATCCTTTTACAACTAATGCAACAACATCAGTGGTTGTAACTGATACATCACATGGTGCTGTAAAAGGGGATTTTGTAACATTTGATTCATTCTCTGCTATTGACGGCTTAGATATGAACAAAGAATTTGAAATAACATCAGTTGCTAACACTGATGCTTACGTAGTCACGCACACAAGCACTGCTTCTGGATCCACTTCAGGAGGTGGAGGCAGTGGTAATGCTAAATATCAAATATCTATAGGACCGGAGCTATCGACATCTGCATTTGGTTGGGGTACGGATGGTTGGAGTGTTGGAACTTGGGGCACTCCCTCTACTGTTTCAAACGTGACGTTAGAGGCTAGACAATGGTCATTAGATAATTTTGGTGAGAACTTAATTGCTGTAGTTTTAAACGGTGGGGCTTTTGAATGGAAACCATCCCTAGGGGTATCAACGAGAGCAACAGCAATTACTAATGCTCCAACTAAATCTAGATTAGGTCTAGTTTCTACACCTGACAGACACTTAGTGTTCATGGGTACACAAAAAACAATTGGTGGGACAAATCCACAGGATGATTTACTTATAAGATTTTCAAATCAAGAAGATATTAATACATATCAACCAACGGCAGAAAACACAGCAGGTTCATTACGAATAGCTGATGGATCACGGATCGTAGCTGCTGAGAGATCCAGAGGTCAAATACTTATTTGGACGGACACATCTTTACATGCAATGCAATTTATTGGACCACCTTTTACTTTTGGTTTAAGACAATTAGGTCAAAACTGTGGTGCAATAGGCAGTCATGCAGCTGTTGATATTAACGGTATAAGTTATTGGATGTCGCAAGACTCTTTCTTTTTATTTGATGGATCAGTAAAAAAATTACCATGCACCGTGGAACAATTTATATTTAACAATATTAATATTACAGGTTCAGAAAATGCTTTTGCAGGGCACAATGGAGAGTTTAATGAGATCATGTGGTTTTATCCAAGAACAGGCTCTGATCAGATAAACGCTATTGTCGCTTACAACTATTTGGAAGGCACGTGGTGGACAGGCACTTTAGCTAGAACCACATGGATAGATAGAGAAGTTTTTGATAATCCAGTAGCATCAGAATATTTTGAAAATACTACTGCCAACAATGAAGTTATTTTAGGTTTGACAGACGGAGCGACACAAATGTTTTTACATGAAACAGGTAATGATGCTGATGGTGCAGCAATTACAGCATTTGTAAAATCAGGCGTTGTTCAAATAGCACAAGGTGATGAGTTTGCATTTGTATCTAAGTTAAT